AGGTAATGATCCACACAATCGCTTACCTGAAGAGGTAATGACAGGTATGTTAGGTGCTGGTGGTTGGAGTGATGGTAAATTAACCTATCACACAGAAATTGGTGGACAATTATCTAAATATTGTGGTGAAGAAAAAGCAATGGAATTGATGGATCAAGTTATTTCTAACTTCAGACGATTCCACCCTAAACCAGAAGAAATATTTATGTCTGATCCTAAAAAGGAACCTAAATGGATTAAACCACATTTTGGTTTGAGAATGTTCCCTGTATGGCACATTGGATCTAATTTCTTGCACGAGATTGCTAAAGCATGGTATCAATATTTAGTTGATAGTGGTGTTAACTTTGAATGGAATAGTGAAGTAAGTTATATTGATTTTACTAGAAATAAAATTACTATAGGGGATAAAAGAAAAGAACCATATCGTAGTGTATATTATGACGAATTAATATTTGCAGTAGGTAAATCAGGTATTGACTTTGCTCAAAAATTAGCTGATGATTATAAATTACCTAATGAACCTAAATCAGTACAAATTGGTGTTCGATTTGAAGCACCACAAAAATATTTTCAAAAATTAATCGATATCAGCTATGATTTCAAACTTTATCAGAAATTCGATAACGTATCTCTTCGTAGTTTCTGCACTAACAATAACGCTGCTTATGTGGCCGTTGAGGAAACTTATGGTGATGTTACTTACAATGGTCATGCGAAAAAAGGGGAACAATTCCGGAACAATATGACTAACTTTGGTATCCTAATGGAAATTAAGGGTATTGAAGATCCATTTGCTTGGAGTAGAAACGTAGTACAAAAACTACAATCAAACGGAACTGGATTGTATTATTCACCCTCTAGAGTTCCTTCTACAACATCTGAAGGTAATGATGTATCATCTACACCAATTAGTTTAGATACATTATCTCACGTAGTTGAACCTGCACTTGATGGATATTTTAAATATGTTTGGGATTTTATTCAAGATATGAAAAAAGTATTTCCTGAAATGGGAGATGATTGGGGGATGTATATTCCTGAAGTTAAGTACTTATCGCCTGAACCATTAGTTCGCTACCATGATTTATCATTAAACGATTATCCGAATGTACACTTTGTAGGTGATGCGTTATCAGCTCGTGGAATTACAGTATCAGGTGCACACGGTATTTATGTTGCTGAAAAACTAATTCAAAGAGATATACTAGAACAAATAACAGGAGTAGAGTAAAATATTTGTTTCCTAATTATATTTATATTAAACAAACATTAATATTATGAAAACAGAAAGACGGGGTAGACCCAAAAATCGTGAAACTTTAATTACTGAAGGTGTGATCCAACCGCAACAACGTAAATATACTCGTGAATTTAATCATGCAGATGGTACGAGAGATGTATGGACATACGACCTAGACAAAAACCCATCCGGACCTATATCGGTAGAGTGTTTTTATCCTAAGGGATATAATCATATTCTTGATTATACTCATAGAGATAATCATTGGATTCCTGTTGCTCATAGGACATACATTAATCCAAAGAATGGTAAAGAAATTAGTCATAATAAAGCAGTTAAATTAGGGTTAGCACGATGAAAATAGGTTTAGCAGGTACAATGTCTGTAGGTAAAACTACATTGGTTAAAGCATTATTAGAATTAGATGAGTTTAAGGATTATATTGGGTGTGTTGAACGATCTAAATATTTAAGTGATTTAGGTATCCCATTAAATACTGACTCTAGTGTTAAAGGTCAGTTGGTTTTCATTGCTGAGCGTGCGAGTGAATTATTTAATGATAATCTATTAACTGACAGAACAGTATATGATGTTTGCGCATTTACTAAAGAAGCTAAGTCGATTAAGTCTAATGAAAAAGAGATATTATTTGACGCAGCTATGTTGTTGGCTAAGCAATACGATATTATTTTTTATGTATCGCCCGAAGGTGTAGAAATAGAAAATAATGGTATTCGTGAAACTGATCCTGAATATCGGGATCGGATCGATTCATCTATTAAATGGTTTTTAAAAACATATAAACCAAAACGTGTAGTTGAGATTAAAGGTAGTACTGAAGAAAGAATTGCTATCATATTAAATGAGTTAAATAAATAATAATATTTATAATAGACAATTTCTATTCAAAAAACAAAATAATGGAAGATAAATTAAAAGAAATAATTGATAAAATAGTACGTGAGGAGATCATGGGTGAAGCAACTAAAACCATAACAGTAGGAAAAGATACTGTTACTGCTGATGAAAAGGATTTAGGAAAAATTGTTGGAGGATATTCATCAGACCAAAAATCAGATAAAATTACAGTTCGTGAAATGGCTCGTGCTGCTGAAGTAAAATATTCATTAAAACCAGATTTCCGTTCTGATTTAACAGATGTACAAGGTAAATTATCAAAATCCGAATTTAGAAGTTTAGTTGATATTGTTAAAGTATTAAAAGATAAAGGTGAGCCATTAACAGCAACAGATATTTTAAAGTTTCATAACGAAGCTAATCCTGATCGCCAATATGCATCACAACAATCTTTTATTCGTCCATTAGTAATTGGTGCAATAGGAAAGAAAAAAATATCATATGATGAACTGCCATTTAGTGCCTCACAAAAAGACGTTTCGACTGGTTTCGAAAAAGCTACAGGTGTGGTTACTCCGTCTCAAGGACGTGGCGAGAAATTCGGTCGTGATATTGAGTATACAGCTGCTACTCAGGCTAATCCAGATTACGCTCTTCCTGCAGATCGCGCAGCATTGGCTGCCAAAACCTTAGATTATAAACGTGCTCGTGAAGCATATCGTAAGGCTGATAACGCTGCTGGAAAACAACAATATATTGATAAAATGCAAGCAATGGTAGCTAACGATGATGAGTTAGGACAAGAAATTGCTCAACAATATGCTGATGGATTGATCCAAACACAAGATCCAGTTACTTTAGAATTAGCTAAAAAATTCCGCATCACTAAAAAGAAATACGGTATACCTAAAATTTCTGATAAAGAAACTAGAGATGCTGCTGCTTTAACAGGTGCTGAAGCCGAAGAAGAAGTATAAAATTTTTCATAATAATGTTTGTTTATTTAGAGAGTCCGCTTTTAGCGGACTTTTCTTTTTCTATATATTTATATACAAAACGATGAAACAGGAATCTAATAATATTACTGATACATTTTTTCACAAATTAAAAGAACAATCATTTACAATTATTCTTTTGGTTGGGATATTATATTATCAAAATGTAAATTTTAAATCACAAATTGAAGAATATAAAAAAATGATTGATGATAAAGAAGCGTTAGTTTTAAAATTAACTGAAGACGAACGACAAAGATTATTAGAACGAGAAAAATATCTACGTGAACAACGTGATAAATTTGTTGAAGATTTAATTAATAGAAAATGACAAGAAACGAAGCATTATATAACGCAAAATTAGCCGTATTAGCTTATTCTAAGCAAGAAGAAATTAAGTGGGATGAATATGGATTAGAATTAGTAAAATGGATCGAAAATAAAAAATCAGATACACAAGGATTTGTAGCAACAAAGGATAAAACTATATATGTAGTTTGGAGAGGTAGTGAATCAAAGAAGGATTTTCAAAACGATGCTTCAATTGATAAAGTACCATTTATCGAAGAGAATGAAAAAGTTCATATTGGATTTAAAAGTTCTTGGGAATCAGTAGTGGGTGATACATATGATGCAATTGATACCGCATTAGAAAACCTACAAGGTGAAACTACTGATATTGTAGTTAGTGGACATAGTTTGGGTGGGGCAGTAGCAACATTATATGCACACTCAATTAAAAAACATTATCCTCACTATAATGTTAAAGCAACAACAATTGGTAGTCCACGAGTTGGAAATAAAGTATTTAAAGAAAATTATGATAGTAGTGGTATAGATACTTTACGAATAGTACATAACAACGATTTAGTAACACATACACCATACATTAGATTTTACCACGTTAATTATCAAGTACGATTAGATACAAATGGTAACAGATTAACAAATGATGGGTCTTTAAAATCACTTTGGTTATACCTAAAATCATTATTTTCAGGTAAAAATATTAAAGATCATATGGGTGATGGATACTTGAAAGCATTAGAAAACTGGACAAAATGAGTGATCAAAATATAAAGGATATAATTAGACAAGAATATGTTAAATGTCTAACTGATCCAATCCACTTTATGCGTAAGTACTGTATGGTACAACACCCAACTAGGGGACGTGTAAATTTTAACTTATATCCGTTTCAAGAACAAGTATTAAAGTTATGGTTAAAAAATGATTATTCAATCATTAATAAATCACGTCAATTAGGTATATCAACATTAGCTGCTGGTTTTTCATTATGGACAATGTTATTTCATAAAGATAAAACTGTACTCTGTATTGCAACTAAGCAATCAACAGCTGTAAACATGGTAGATAAAGTACAATTTATGTACCAACAATTACCAGCTTGGCTTAGAGGTAAAGAAAAACCAGATTCAAACAATAAATTATCATTAAAACTAGCAAATGGGTCTCAAATTGTGGCATCATCAGCTGCTTCAGATGCTGGTCGATCATTTGCAGTATCGCTCCTACTAATAGATGAGGCTGCTTTTATTGATGGAATTGATCGGATCTATACCGCAATTAAACCTACCATTTCAACTGGTGGTGGGTGTATAGCATTATCATCTCCAAACGGTATTGGTAACTGGTTCCATAAAACATGGGTGGGGGCTTTAAATTCGGAAAATTCATTTCTACCAATTAAATTACCTTGGGATGTACATCCTGAACGTGATCAAGCATGGTTTGAAAACGAAAAAGCTAATATGGGGTCTCAAGAAATTGCACAGGAATATGAATGTGACTTTTTAGCATCTGGTAATAATGTTGTAACAAACGATATTTTAGAATATTATGAGAAAAATCATATAATAGATCCTGTTGAAAGACGTGGTATGGCTGGAGATTATTGGATATGGGAATATCCCGACCCATCTGAAACATATGTAGTATGTGCTGACGTTGCTCGTGGAGATGGAAGTGACTATTCTACATTTCACGTTTTAGCAACTAAATCATATAGACAAGTAGCTGAATTTAAATCTAAAATTGGCACCCGCGAATTCGCAAATAATCTAATTACTGCAGCTACCGAATATAATTCAGCATTATTAGTAGTTGAGAATGCAAATATGGGGTGGGATGTTATTAATTCAATCACAGAACGTGGGTATCCAAATTTATATTATTCGCCTAAAGGTGGTGATATGTCGATTGATAATTTTGTATATAAAATGGAAAAAGACCAAACAATTCCAGGTATAACAAATAAGCAAACAACACGTCCATTGTTTATTTCTAAATTAGAATCTTCATTACGTGGTAAAGAATTTATATTCCACTCCAAACGTATGTTAGAGGAATTAAGAACATTTATTTGGCATCATGGTAAAGCACAAGCACAATCTGGATATAATGATGACTTGGTAATGGCATTATCATTTGGT